GAACGTTAAAGCTGGGAAAAGAAGGACAGAGCATTGATTCCTACTACCAGTCCCTGGCAGAAAGATATCCGGAGCTGTTTGACGAAGCTATATACACCAACCCTGCAGATCAGCTCATGCACATAGCGGAAGTAATGGAGAGTATAAAGCCGAAGTATGAAAATGCATTTGGGATGGATCTTGATGAAGCAGCAGCGGATCTGGCGCATGAAATCTATCAGTCGTATTTTGATATTGCAGCAGGAAAAGGCTCTATTGATTCGATCAGAAAGAATGTGATAGAAAAAGAGCGGTTGAAATACCAGAAATACAGGGAGAAAATGCGGGATGATTACAAAAAGTACAGAGAGGAATACAGAGGAAATTTTGCGCAGAGAAGAAAGGAGAACTTTGAAAAGAAAGCTTATTCAAAAAACATCGAACAGACAGCAAACAGATTGAGCAGATGGCTTTTGAATCCGACGAACACCAACAGTGTACCGGAGAGTTTACGGGGACCGGTGGCAGAGTTCTTAAATTCCATCAATTTAAGCAGCAAGGACGTAAATGTGTACGGAAATCCTACGCAGAGAACACTTAAGTGGCAGGCTCTCTCAAGGGCGTATGAGAATATCATCAAAGCGCAGGACAAGTCAGAATACACGGGACAATTCATAGACCTGGACCCGGATCTGGTAAACATGCTGAACGATCTGACGGAAAAGAATAAAGAGGTAATGCTTGCAGATATGACCGTGCAGGACATGAAGGAACTGAACCGGCTGATAATGGCTGTGAAAAAATCCATCGAAAGCACGAACACATTACTTGCAACAGAGAATTACAAGAGAGTGTCAGATCTAGGAGAGAAGTTCCTGGAAGAAAACGAGAAAAAAGAAAGTGCAAAGGAAAGTGTATACAGAACCGTAAATACAGCAAGAAACTTCATGAAGCTGGATATGTTGGATTCAAGGACGTATTTCAATTCACTGGGAAAAGCAGGAATGGATATATACGGGGCATTGAGAAGCGGACTGGACAAAAAAACGAGAAATATCAAAATTGCGCACGACTACATCAAAAATCTGATGGGAGAAACAGATATATCAGAGTGGTCGGGAGACAAGGCGAAGCTGCACGAATTCGAAACCGAGGGAAGGAAAGAGTTAAAACTCACAACAGCACAAGTCATGAGCCTGTACAGATTGCTACAGAGAGACCAGGCAAAGAAACACATTTTGGAAGGAGGAATAAGGCCAGAAAAAACCATAACAAAAGCAGGGAAGCTCAAAAAAGAAGTTACAAGATACTATGAACCGATACGGGTAACCGAAAAAGACCTGCTGAACATCATAGACACACTGACGCCGGAGCAGAAAAGGATTGCTGATGGAATCACGGATTTCTTCACTTCGACAACATCCGCCTGGGGAAACGAAGTATCCATGCAGTTGTACGGATACAGGAAATTCATGGCAAGAAACTATTTCCCGATCGTTTCAGATAACAGTTTTACGAATTCGGCAAGCGGAGACCAGCAGGGAAGTGTACAGACCTTGAAAAACATGGGAAGTACAAAAGCGACCGTGCCGCATGCAGGAAACCCGATCATATTACAGGATATTTTTGATGTATATGCAAGGCAGTCCGACCAGATGGCAAGCTACAATGCATTTGTGGTGCCGTTAACAGACCTGCAGAAGTGGTACAACTACAGAGGAGATCCTACGATAACGAAGTACAAAAAATCTGTAAAACAGACCATAACAAGAACGATGGGACAAAACGGAAGAGCATATCTGGACACCTTAGTGCGGAGAATAAACGGAGTAGCCGAGAAGGAAACGGCAAAACAGATATGGTCAAGTCTGACATCAAACATGAAGTCCGCGGCAATCGGGGCGAACTTAAGGGTTGTATTGCAGCAGCCGACGGCGATTGTGAGGGCAGCAACGGTGATTGATGCAAAGTACCTGATGAAGGGAATGGCAAAAAAAGCGGACGGAGACCAGATGAAGAAGTATGCACCGATAGCACAGTGGAAAGACTGGGGATATTTTGAGATGGACACCGGACGGCAGATGAAAGATGTTATTCTCGGGAAGGAATCACTGAAGGATAAGGCAATGGCACCGGCAGGAATGGCTGATGATTTTACCTGGGGGAAAATCTGGAATGCGGTATTGTACGAAACGAAGGATAAAACAGACCTAAAACCGGGGTCAGAAGAATTCTATCAGGCAGCAGGAAAAAGGTTTTCTGAAATCATCGACCGGACACAGGTTGTGGATTCCATCCTGCACAGGTCAAGCGTAATGATCCAGAAGGATAATGCAACAAAAATGGCAACATCCTTTATGTCGGAGCCGATAAAAACCTACAACATGGTCTACGACACGCTAATGAACACGCCGGGAGGGAAGAAGGAAGTCGCAAAGAGCATGGCAAAGCTGCTGGTGATCCTGACAATACAAAATGCGGTGAACGCACTGGCGCAGACGCTGGCGGATGTATGGAGAGATGATGACGATGAAACAGCATGGGTGGATGTAGACACATGGAAAGATAATTTCAAAGACAACATGAATCCGCTTACATACATTCCATACTTAAAGGAGATACCTTCGATATGGAAGGGATACTCGGCAGAAAGAACGGAAATGACAGGTATCACGGATTCAGTGCAGGGATTACAGAAATGGATCAAATACTTCCAGGGAGAATCAAAGTATACGGCAGCAGGGCTTGTGAGAGAATCCATGAAACCGATCAGTGAGTTGTCGGGAATGCCAATAAACTCCACGCTCAGAGAGTTTGAAAGCCTGGCGGACTTGATTGCATGGAACTATCGCAAGATCACAGGGAACGAAACTGCGAAAGCCGAGTATGAGATCAAAAAAACATTTTACAGAGCTGGAAATCCGAAAAACACAAACATGTTCATCGGACTTTACGGAAGAGCAAGGGAAGAGGGGGATTACAAAACAGCAGCAGCCATCTATAACGATCTGCAAAAAGCCGGGAACACCAAAGAAAAGCTTGACAATGCGTACAAGAAATGGAAGAAGAAAAGGGACGAGGGACTGCTGGAAGCAGATGAAGGCTTGCAGAAGGAAATAACAGAGGCATACAAAAACAACGACATGGAAACATTCAAATCCGCGTCAGAAGAATTGAAGAGCAAGGGCATAGACATTAATACCGCGCTGGATCAGATTGAAGACGAGGAAAAAGAGGAAGAGGAATATGAAGTGTCGGAAGTAACGCCGGAAGACTTGCAGAAGGAAGATAACACAGCAGAACTATACACCTTGCTTTACATGGCGACCCAAAACAATGATACACAGGCGCAGAACACATACAAAAAGCAGCTGAAAGAAGCTGGGGAAAAAGAGGAGGACTTCCAGAAAAACCTTTTAAAAGAGCAAAATGCCAAGGCTAAGGCAACAGGGGGAACGGAGTATAGCTACGATGCACTGTTCAATGCTCTGGTATCCACAGAAGGGAAAAACGGCAAAAAGTATAAGGAAATAGAACAAGGGTTGAAAAAATACGGAAAAGAAGATTCCGCAATAAAAACCTCCATGAAGTCCAGATTAAAAACAGCATATCTGAACAGCAGAGGAAACGACAGGCTCACGAAAAAGTATTCCGATTTGCTAAGAGACTTCGGAGTAGACACACAAACAATTAAAGGATGGCTGGAATAAAGAAAATGGGCGGAGAAATCCGCTCATTTTCTGCACTTAAGAGGGAGAAAAGAAAAAAAACATCTGATAGAATGATGGAAAGGGATCACAAAGGAGGACGCAGATGTGACAAACGAAGAGATCGCTGTTTCTCTTGCGAAACACAAAGAAGAGATTGGATCATTAAAGCATCGAATGGATGAGCAGGAGGAGAACAGCAAGACGATCCAGAATCTGGCGTTATCCGTGCGAGACCTGGCAGTAAACATGAAGAACATGATGACAGAGCAGCAAAGAGCCAATGACAGGCTGGAAGCGCTGGAAGCAAAAGACGGGGAAATGTGGCGAAAGGTAGTAGGATATGTCGCAACATTGCTGATCGGCGCAGTGTTCGGATATATCACAAAACAAATCGGAATGTAGAAAGGAGAAAAAGATGGCTTGTAAGTCAGACAGATATGCTTGCAGAAGAATAGGAGGTAGTAAATTATGAAATTCAAAGAAGCGTTTAAAGAAATGAAATCTGGATTCGCGGTAAAATTACCGTCATGGGGTGGATACTGGCGGTGGGATGAAGAAACTCAGACGATTCTCATGTACACTAAAGATGGCGGCTGTCTGGACATTAGAGAAACACAGAGAGTGGAGTATACGCTTCAGAACATTCTTTCAGATGAGTGGATTTGTGCTGATAACCGAAACTGTCCGATTCTCGGCGGTGAGGCCACCTTTTCATTTGAAGAAGCAATTAATATCTGAAACGTGGCATGAAGGTTGCAAGAAAAGGTTGGAACGGAAAGAAACAGTACATCCAGCTCGCCACTGGTATTTCTTATAAGACAGCAGATGGAGAAATTGTAAACTGTGAACATGATGCTATTGGAAACATGGCTATTTCATTTGTCGGAACATCAGGAGTACAGATGGGATGGCTTGCAAGTCAGACAGATATGCTTGCAGAAGATTGGGTATTTGCAAAACAGGAGGATTAATCATGAAGAAAGCAATGTTAAGTCAGCCAATGGCTGGAAAGACTGATGAAGAAATCGTAGCAACAAGAGAGAAAGCAATTAAGGTTCTTGAAGAAAAAGGATATGAGATTGTGAATACTCTTTTCACAGATGAATGGTACAGCAACGAATCTATGAAAGAACGTGGAGTAGTTCAGATTCCGTTATGTTTCCTTGCTAAGTCCTTAGAGAATATGTCTCTGTGTCACGCAGCGTACTTCTGCAAAGGTTGGGAGAATGCAAGAGGATGCAAGATTGAGCATGATGCTGCGGTTGCTTATGGTTTGGATATTATTTATGAGGAGGTATAAGATGTTTAAAAATTGCGTATTTAAAGTATCTGTGGATACGAAAAAATGGGTAAAAGCAGCAGCGGTAAGGGCTGTGAAGACCATGGCACAGACAGCGGTGGTTACAATCGGAGCAGCATCTGTCATGGAGGATGTCAGCTGGGGGATGGCGGTAAGCGCAGCAGTGCTGACGGGTATTGTGTCGGTGCTGACAAGCATTGCGGGAATTCCAGAGGTGCCGGATGAAAACGAGCAGTAAAGGGATCGCATTAATCAAAAGCTTTGAAGGATGCAGGTTACAGGCATACAGAGACAGCGTGGGGGTGCTCACGATCGGATATGGCCACACCGGAGACGTAAGAGAAGGGCAGGTTATATCCCAAGGATTTGCAGAAGAACTGCTGAAAGCAGACCTGACAAGATTTGAAAGAAATGTAACAAGGTATACACCTTTTGAAATGAACCAGAATCAGTTCGATGCTCTTGTTTCGTTTGCTTTTAACTGCGGAGCTGGAAATCTGAAAAAACTGGTATCAGGAAGAAGTAAGGATCAGGTGGCAAGAAAGATTCTGGAATACAACAAAGCCGGAGGAAGGGTTCTGGCAGGCCTGACGAGGAGAAGACAGGCGGAAAGAGCATTATTCCTGTCCGGGGGAAACAGAACACTGAAAAACGGAAGCAGAGGGGATGATGTCAAGGAACTCCAGAGGCTGCTGACAGAGGAGGGTTTCCCGTGCGGAGTGGCAGACGGAATCTTCGGGAAAGCAACGAAGAAAGCGGTGATCGAATACCAGAACAGCAAAGGACTTGTAGCGGACGGGATCGTCGGAGAAAAGACGTGGAAAGCATTAGGAAAATAAAGGAGATAAGCGGTGAAAGCATTTGTAAATGAAATTTACATGCATCCGCTACCGGAAAACTTTAAAAACCATATGAGGAATGACCTGGGATTTGGAGAGGATCACAAAAAGATCATCGACAGCATGTCAAAGCACTACGGGGACAGCACATTTCATTACCAGGACACTATGATACCCAAGAGGAGATATGAATACCTCTTGGGTATTGTTGTATCAAGACATATGGAAGAGCTTCTCCGGCTGGCGGTGATAGGTTACAAATACGAACAGAACACGGACAAAAGCACAATCCAAAATAAAGTATGATAGAAATATGAAAGGAGGGTGCTTATGGGATACGAATATGCATCGAACGCAAAAGCAAACGGTGCCCTGGCAACGGGCATCGTTGGGGCAACTCTCAGCGGTCTTCTGACACTGGGAGCAGGAGGAAGACTTATGAACGGCGGCATGATGGATGGTACATGCAATCAGCCGATCACAAAGTTTGAGATGGAGCAGCAGAGTGTGATTGCCGCAAAGGACGCAGAGATCGCACTACTGAAATCCGAACAGAACACAGAAGTAAAGATCGCTGACGTATACGAGCGTCTTATCACTCGCATCAATCAGGATCAGAGAGAGCAGCAGGCATGGAATGCAAATCAGTCCGTGGCAAACGCGCAGATGTCCTCTGCGATTGCTGCGAACAACAACAGCATTGCGTGCATCCAGAACATTCTAAACAATCTGACAAAAGTGGTCATCCCGGCAACCAGCGTATGCCCGGAGCCTATGTCCCGGTATAATTCCTGGACGACATCGACCACCACAACCGGCTAATGAATGCGGGGCAATAGCCCCGCTGACCGGAGAAAGGAAAATATGTACTCCGAAGAGCAGATCATGGACGGACTGGTCAGATATGCAGATCAGGAAATCTTAACAAAAATGCCGCTAAAAGAACAGATCATCGCATCAACAGCACTGTTTGTGGCGGTAAAAAACAAACAATATGTATTTCGAAATCTGAGGGACAATGCATATGTAAAAATGCTTGGTGCGGTAAATGACAACAAAGAAGTGGATGCAGAGGCAGTTCTGGACGGACTGAAAGCATCACTTGAAAAATACGGAAACTTAAAAGTGGACTTGCCGTTTAAAGGATCAGGGAGTTTTACATTTACACCGGAAGATGCAGATCTGATGAAAAAATATATCAAAGGAGAACTGTGATGGAAGATTATAAGATTAAAGTATTGGAAAGCCTGGAAGACGAAATGGACGATGTGGACAAGTACATCCGGATGTCAAAAGTGGAAAGGGCAGAAGGAAGACATGAGTGCGCTGCCATGTTAAGAGAAACAGCCAGGGAAGAGCTGAAACATGCGAAGAGGCTCTGGCGGATTTACGAAAATCATGGCTGGGAAGTACCGGAAGACGTAAAGAGAAGATACGCCGAGACGGAACAGATGGTGCATGAGATGTAAAAGAGGCGGGAAACCGCCTCTTTTATTATAGTCATCATCGTGGAACGTATTCGTCGGTACAACGATGATAGAATTATATACACAAATTTGCGTCAACAGAAATATCCCCGACAATCCAGCCACGGTTCGGGGCACCGGCCTTTCTGACCGGGGGCTCCCGGTAATAGGAAATCTTCTCGATACAGGATTTTAACATACGGTTCTTGGCCTCTGCGGTAATGTCTGAATCATCCAGGGCGGCGAGAGCAGCGGAGAACCGGCCACGTTTTTCCTCAATGGCCTCCCGGGTGGGAACTTCGGAGAGAATGGAATCGATAGAAGCCTGCACAGCAGCCTTATCTTCGGCCACACGCCGGTTCAGTTCATCGAATATGTTTTTTGGCATTTGCTCCTCGGCGTACTTATCCCACAGAGAGATTTCTTTCTTATCCAGGGCGGCCAGCCGCAAGCGAAGCGAGGAGAGTGTTCCTTCCCGGGAGGCCATGGCGGCAGCAGAATCTTTGAGCTGCACGTCAAAATCGTGAATGGCCTGCTTCAAAATGCGGACAACGATTTCTTCCGCCTCCCCGAAAGTACAGGAACCGGTATGACAGACACGCTGCATATCACAGAGGATACGGGGGCCAGTCTTGGGGTATGTGTGATAGCTCATGGCGTGGCCACACCGGCAGACGAAAAGACCGGCAAAAGGATTGCGAACCTTAACCTTATCCTTGGCGCGGGTGACCTTCCCGGAGATTTTCTGGGCAGTGCCAAACAGC